GACGGGAGTGTGCTAGGGTTTGAAACTTTACTCCAATCAGACGTATTATAAATAGTTACATAAGGACTGCTAGAATGTGCAACTGCCATTAAACTACCGCCATTATTAAAGGCGACTCCGAAACCAGTAAGAGTCGGGAGTGTGCTAGGGTTTGAAACTTTGCTCCAATCAGATGTGTTATAAATAGTTACATAAGGACTGCTAGAATGTGCAACTGCCATTAAACTACCGTCACTATTAAAGGCTACGCCGTTGCCAGTACCAGACGGGAGTGTGCTAGGGTTTGAAACTTTGCTCCAATCAGATGTGTTATAAATAGTTACATAAGGACTGCTTATATGTGCAACTGCCATTAAACTACCGTCGTTATTAAACGCTACTCCGAGACCAATAAAGGACGGGAGTGTGCTAGGGTTTGAAACTTTGCTCCAATCAGATGTGTTATAAATCATTACATAAGGACTGCTTGCAAGTGCGACAGCCATTAAACTGCCGTCGTTATTAAAAGCTACGCCGTAACCCGCACCAGACGGGAGTGTGCTAGGGTTTGAAACTTTGCTCCAATCAGATGTGTTATAAATAGTTACATAAGGACTGCTAGAATGTGCAACTGCCATAGTCGTTGATAACGCAGTTCCCCCCGCTGCTGAGCTAAAATGTGCGACTGGAAATGTAAGCATATAGCCTCCTAGCTAAAATTAAGTTGTGAAACGCCGTACAAATTCGTACCATCGCAAACAAAGGTTAAAATATCGACTGCGTTATTGGTAGCCGTCACCGTTGGAGCTGTACCGCCAGGGAACTTAAACACCGCATTAAAAGCCAGTGTCTTAGGTGCTGACGCATGTTGCTTCCAAGTAAAAATATAAGTTGCACCGTCTACAAGGTTGGTTGGGGCTGCAATAGTAGTATTCTCGGTTGCTGTGTGACTAACTACTTGATTAGACTCCGCATCCCATGCGATGCTATTAGAAGAGCTTGTCAAGGTAGTTGCATTGAAGTTTTGAGTTTTTGTGTACTCTCCCGCAACACTTCTTATCAAGGTAAGCAAGTTCGCAAGTGTGCCCTTCTCGGAGAGGGGTGTTCCTCCGGGGTCTCTCACAAACTCCAACAAGTCAGTATTGACCAACGCACCAGTAAGTGCGTCTAAGTCGGTTATCTTCTTGTCAGCCATGTCGAACCTCTAAATAAAACGGAATAAAGATTGACATTATCACACCCCACGCCAACCAATTAACTTCGGAGAAAGTTATTTTATAATTCTATTATTGCGGATGCAGTTGTTAATATCGGTGTTACACCACTTGAAACAACTATGTTCGGTGTAACAGTTCCCGAATACTTCATATCATCGCTAACCCCACTGCCTACGCTAAAATGTGTAATTGTTTCGCTACCGCCCGTTGCGGCTGCGAACTCAATATTAGCTGCTGGCGAAACACTGTTGTCTGTTACTGTCCAACCACCTGAAGTCCTTGCAATAGTTTTACGAACATAACTTGTGTAAGTCGCCTCGTTAGTTGACATATCGCCAGCTTCGCCGGGATCAGATGTGTGCAACGCAACAGTTATTGTTGTGGCGGGTGATGTTGTATCGTTTTCCGCTATGTCAGCTATTGCAATAGCATTAAATATTAAAAGAAGAAGTGAGTTCTCGAAAGCGTTTGATTTAGACATGATATTACCTTTTTTTAAATTGCATATTATAGTAACAAAAAATTATTAATTAGTAAATTCTATTTTATAGCTAAGTATTGTATCGTTCCGGTGGACATTGAGCCAGTTAAGCTTGTTACTGTTAATCTAATTCTATTTATGTTGGTCTTTCTAGTGCTGCACGAAGTATCACATAGCCTTACCAAACAAATACTCTTACTTCACCCCGACCACCAGCACCACCAGCACCACCTACACCAGCACCACCGCCACCAGAAGGTGCTGAACCAGCTCCACCAGCTCCACCGTTTGCCCCTCCATTTCCTCCAAAAGTAGATACGCCACCAGCTAAGGGATTTGCACCGCCACCAGTACCACCACCGCCACCATAAACAGAGCCACCGCCAGCAGATGCCAGAGATGAACTAGTTAACCCGCCACCACTACCACCGCCCAGCATAACACCAGAAAAGCCTACTTCAGCAGATCCTGCCTTTGCACCTGTACCTTCCATATATTCAACACCATCAGACATATCATTAAATTGAGATCCAGCAGCTGATGTAGATTGAACCCCGCCACCAGCAACGCCAGCAATAATAGCATTCGGAGCTGTGTAATTACCTCCGACACCTCCGTATGACGTTACATGTGATCCGACAGAAGAAATTCCTCCATTTCCACCCTTTGCACCAGTTGAACCGCCTGCTCCACCAGCCCCGACTGTTACCGCTTCGGTTGATCCCAAAGATGACAAGAGAACCGTCATTTCTTTATATGACCCACCACCACCGCCAGTTGCGCCAAACCCAGTAGAACCAGAACCGCCACCGCCACCGCCCCACACCTGAATCTTTGCAAATGTTCCGCTGGCTGGCTTTGTCCACGTTCCAGATGCTGTAAAAGTTTGGGAATTATTTTGCACTCCCAAAGTGTCCCGCATTGCTGATGCACTAGAATCATCTAGCAAGGTTCTTGCAAAGCTTGTAAGAGTTGTTAATGCACCAGCGATAGCACTTGTAAAATAAAACAATTTATCAGATGCTGGTGTCAATCCATCTTGCGCCCTTATATTACTTATGCCTTGTTCTGACATATTAAGAACATTTTCAGCATAGTAATTAAATAGTGTTGTTGCTTCAAAGTCACTTGAACCATCGTTAAAAATATAACCGATTGCCCTCCAACTGTTATACGGATGATACCAGCCTTTTAATGTACCTCGTAGGTCATAAGGTTTTTTATCACTTAAAACCGCTTTTCCTGTTTCTGTAATGTAAGCAAAATACGTTGTAGACGCTCCTTCAGATACACCAGTTTCAAGATCTGTTGCAATATCCCATTCTAATTTACTGCTTCTAGAATTTACTGCAATTCCGTAAACACTTATATCAAAGTCAAAATCCTTTGCGGCTAAAACGGTTGTGCTTATGTATTTTGACGATATAGGATTATCAGAATTGAACACTTTATTTAGATCAAAAGATCGTGAAGCTATACAATTTGTTTCATCAACAACTGCTATTCCTATAGGTATTCTATTTACTTCCGCAAATGCCGAGCCTCCATAACGCTTCCACTTTCCAGCCACCAGATCGAACCAATAATCACCAGTTGCAGGGGAAGAAGGTTCTGTTACTGAATAAATAGGCGAAGTGTATGTTACATCTACTGTAAGGCTATCATCTTCAACAAACACCCAGCCACCACTCATAATTGTCAGAGTATCATTATTTGTTAGTGCTACACGTTCAATAGGCGCACCAGAGCTATTTAAGAAATATCCCCTATATACATTTGATAGCTCGGTTGCTGATTCAATGTAAGCAAGTAAATATTCAGTTGAGGTTTTGAAAACTGCATATTGTCCAACACGATTAGATATTTCAGTTCCAACAGTGTCAATTGTAATTATAGTACCATCTTCACCCTGCCATTTACTAGATTCTTGCCCTGTAAGAGCTGTATCATCAACTAATGCTGTATTATTTGAAGATGGTGCAACTGTAAGGCTTGTTTCTGCAAGGTCTGCTGCAATTGTGGTGCTTGTTCCATCTATATTTAAAACTAAGCTTGTCGAAGCTCCTTCAACTGTTACGGTTGCTGCTGATCCGGCAGCACGTAAGAAATCAGGTCTTATGCTGGTGCTTACTGTTTGTCCAGATAAAATAGCATTTTCTGCGCCAGTTAAATTTCCTAAATCCACTGTAGAACCGCCTATAACTAGGCTAGTTGCGTATAAAGCTCCCCACGGCGTAACGGCACTACCTATATCTTGACCAGAAGCCACAACACCGGTTGAGGGATTGCGCCCGACTACGGCACCGATTAATGCACTTCTGAAATCATTATACCAACTTTCATCTTGGACATCACCGGAACTTTTAACCGCTGAAATATTTGTTGTTCCCATTATACTATGCCTCTCTTAATCGTAGTGCGGTTAAAAATGTTTTTGTTTCGTATTCAATGCCAACCACTTTCCATACTACATTAGGTGATATTTTTACGCCACCTACAATATATGGCGTTTTCTCACTTCCCGCAATACTTGAGCCTGCTAACGGTATTTTATTTGTTTTGTATTGTTTATGGCGTTTACGATAATCAACCGAAACCGGATCTAGAATATTCGTTCCAGTGGAAATATCAGTTGTAATGTAAACCTTTAGTTCTGCTTTCGGAACTTTGAATTGTGCAAGGTAATAATCCGCTATAGCTGTTGCTGTAAGGGTGTTTGTAATAAATTCAAATGTGTATGTTTTTAAACCGATTCCATATCGTTCAACAAAAGTTTCATCAGTTGATGTTATATCGTTAACCGTTATAGTGTTAAAAGTTCGTTGCAACCCATTGTTATAGTTTATGATTCTTGTTATATTATCTCTTTGCAAAGAATCGCCAGCGCCAAACAACTCCAAGCTTGCCCCACCTGAAACCGATCTATCTGAAACGACCATATCACCAGAGTCGTCGATATAAAAAACACTACCCGATGCGTTTAAGAGTTGCTCTAAAACGGTTCGAGAATCCTTTTGTGAAAACGCCGCTGAATCGTCAATTGTTCCATCGTAGCCAACTGTGACTTTTGCGGCATCGTAACCCAGAAGTGCCGTTATTTTCGGGCGGTTTAAAACAGCCTTAATAGCAGCAGAAAAAGTTATTCCATCATTGATTAAACCACCAATAACTTTAACTTTCCGAAATATAGAATCTTGCGATAATACCCGAAGTTTTACAGTATCCTTTTCAAAATCCTGAAGCGTTGCTTCATCATTTATCAAGCCATTATAAATCACGCTAACAACACCAGCATCATTAGTGTACTTGACCTGTATCTTTGCCCTATCTCTGGTAAAATAAAACATACTTGAAGAATCTGTTTCATCATTAAACCGACCATCATAATTAGTTAGTGTCAGGCTTAAATCCGCATAGGTATATATGCCTATATCATACGATCCAGAATCAACCGATTGTTTTATTTTATTAAACTTTCTAACAATTACAAAATCAGAAATATCTACTTGATCACCATAAGTAGTGTTTGTTTGTAGTGGTGTTACTAAAATTGTATAAAACGCAATACTCATTAATTACACTTCCTCAGCAAATTTTATACTTGTTATCGGAGAACCAATATAGCTATTATTTCTCCAAGTGGTTTTGATGTCGTTATAAGTTTGCACCTGATATAAATCTTTCAAACGCCAGTTTTTAAAGTCCACAGAAAAATTATCTGTTCCATATTTTCCACCACAAAGCCAAATTAAAAAAGGATCTTGGCTTTCATACATCGACTCAATTATATTAATATCACCTTGCTCAGTATGCTGAAGTTTGAGTTGAGCTTGAAAGGTTTCAAAATTCTTTTGCGTTATATATTTGCCTGTAAGGACTTGTGACCTTTTTTCATTGGCATCAGTTGCGGGTTTAACGTCAACAAATCCTTCAAAAGTTCCTATTTCATCAGTTGTAACAAATATTGTTATATATTTTTGAGCGTCAACACTTTGTGTTTTTGTGGCTGTTATATTTATTTGCGTTGTCGTGACAGAATCAAATTCATAATAAGAAGTATTCTCAGCAAAGACCGTTTCAACAATGCCAGATTTACTACCATCAACACCAACCACATTCGCAAAAGAAGAAGCCCCTGCTCCATATGTGATAGCAAAATCTTTCAGGTTATGATCGACAATGAAAATTCTACTTATTGTGGCGCTTGCAAATGTAATAGCGATGGTTTCAGCAGTCGTATCATCAGAGCCTACCGAGTCCCACCTTGTAAACCGATTCATAGATAGTATGTTATCAATAGAGCCATCCGCCGAAGAAGCCGTTGCATTACCACCGTCTTTAAATAAACTTGAACTTTTTTCAAGAACTTTTATACCGCCTGAAATTGTCATTTTATCCCCTATCCGTCCCTAGTGTTGTATTTTCAAGTTGTCTAGCCGTGATAAATTCAGCAGCATCATCAGTAAAGCTTATTTCAATTCTTGCGACAGATCCACCACCTTCAGATTCATCTTCTTTTACAAATCCCCTTTGTCGTGCCGTTCCTTCAACCACCTGTTCAAAGTTCTTGCGAGGTGCTACTATTTCACCATCTGCAAGCAATGCCCTGTGTCTATCTCCTGACCTTGATGCGCCAGCACCGCCAACCATACCCCCATCTTCTAATCCAGATATTGTAGTGCCAGCTATAACTGCCCCCCTTAGAATCCCCGCTGTCAGCTCTGCGGCTTGAAATGGGGGGGCGGCAATACCAAGCTGTCTTCCTATCAGTGCCATAGCAGCCTGCGTGTTCATTATATTACTAGCAAATGCAAGCCCCTGCTGCATCAGAAAGAACGCTTTTCCCGCGGCGCTGCCTTCTTTGAATAACGCCCGCCCTGATGCGATTGCAGAGGTCAACGTGTCTTGCAAAGTTTTCTTCTTAAAGTCTAGAATCTCGGTTGCAGTCGCTAGTTCGCCTTTTTGGATTGCAGCCAAATGAGTAAAGGTTTCTTTTTGCGTATCTGTGAAATCTTTTGTTAGTAGCTTCTTTTTATCTGCTATTTGCTTTTTAAGGGTTAATATTTCTTTTATATTACCCTTCTTTTCCATAGCAGCTAAAAGAGATATTTCCAACTCACGCAAAGCTAAAACCGCATTAGATGCAGAAATATTTTGTTCTTGCAATCTTGCTTTAGTTTCTCCTTCTGCTATAATTTTATTGCCATCTGCAACAAGCTTTCTATCCGCTTCTTCTTGTGCTGCTATGGTTCTTGCATCCAAAGCAGCAGCTGCTTCTTCTTCTAATTTTCCACGCATTTTTTCAGCATCTATAGCATCATAAATTTCTTCAAAACTTTGCTTAACGCTTTTATTATCTTGTATGAGTGTTTCGTTTGCCTCCATTAATAAAGCAATTGATCCTTTTATTTGCGAAACTTTTGTTCCGTATGCGCTGGCTGGTAAAGCCTCGAACATTGCAAGCTGAACTTTGCGTAGTGTTATTATTAACTCATTAAGCCCAACCTTCATTTTATTAACATTTACAGTAAAATTTTGCCCTGCGATTGTAAAAAGCGTTTGAATGCCGATTAATAACGCCCTAAAAGATTCTAAATTTGTTGTTATCCCCGCTATTGCTATTCCAATTCCTATAAAAGCAGTTCCAACCACACCTAGTGGAACAGCCAAACCTCCTATTACCAAAGCGACGCCCGCAAAGCCAACTTTTAAAGCAAGAACGCCTATTCCTAAAGTTGCTATCGCAGCGGTTATGCCAAAAAAAGCAGTTGCGCCTGCTAAAACTTTCGCAATAAGCCTTTTTGTGTTTTCGTTTAATCCTACGAATTCTTTGAGCAAGTCTTTAGTGGCAACTGTTGCATCCTTAACGGCTGGGGTAAAGAAGCCGCCTATTTGAGTTGAAATAACCCCAATAGTATTTGATAACTTCTTTGTTTCGTTATCTAAAGTTTTAGATTGCGCGGCAAACTCTTTTTCTAATGCCGTTGCGTTTTGCACTTCTGTGCCTGCAATTCTTAACGCCCGCCCTAATTCATCACTGTTTTTTGCCAAAACCGGCAATACATTTAATATTTCTGTGCCTTCTAACCCGAAATCAGCAAGGGTTGCGGCTACACCTTTTGTGGTTTCTCCGGCTCGTGACAGCCCTTCTACAAACTTTTGGAACACAACAGCAGCATCATCTTGAAAAGTCTTTTTTAAAGCGTCCCCTGTTAATCCTGTGATCTTTTGAAGTTGTTTAAAAGATTCGCCACCACCTCGAATAGCTTCATCTATCGCCTGAAAGGATCTGCCAACAGCCGAGCCACCTCCTTCAGCTTCTATCCCTACTGACTTCAATGCGGCACCAAAAGCCGCAGCCTCAGCAGAAGAAACCCCGAATTGAGTCGTAGCCCTTGCAACTCGTGTAGTAACGGCGGCTATTTCCCGCTCCGAAGCCGCAAAGCTGTTCCCCAGTGCGACTATTACAGATGCAAACTTATCTATATCACCTGTTCCTTCCCTAGTGATATTCAATATTCTTGTTAAAGTTGTTGCGGCTTCCTCACCTGAAAGATCTGAAGCGGTTCCCAGTTTCGCTATTGTTTCAGTAAATTTTATAAGGTTATCTTTTCCTTTAACCCCTAATTGACCCGCTGCTTGAGCTATTGCCAATAGTTCTTTTGTTGCAAAAGGAAGCCGTGTAGATAACTTCTGAATATCCTTACCAAAATCAGTAAGGCTTTTTCCTGTTAAATCCGCTGTTTTACCTACGCCAATAAGCCCTGTTTCATAAATAGCAAATGACTTAACGGTTAAGCCTATCGTTGTTGCGAGTGCTGCAAAGGCTATTGTTGAGCCTTTAGCAACACTTTTTAAGGTATCATCAAGGTTCTTTGTTTGCCCTTTTATACGATCAAATTCGTCTCTTAATGCCTTAGAGTTCCCTTCAATCTTAATAACAACTGATCTATCATCTGCCATTAATTCTGTGCCTCCCTAGCCTGTGATCTATGCCCGCTTCAATTTCAAGCCTTTCTTCTTCTGTTAAAGGCTTTGATGTAGGGGCTCTTTTTGGTTTTATTATGTCTTTTCGTTTATCGTGACCATGAAGCATAGCATCGTAACAAAATGAATTGTTTTCTCTTATATCAATAATTTCTATAAGTCTGTTCGCTAATTTTGGAGTTACTTTATCTAAGAACAATTCATAGGTGTATGGATAGTTCGAGCCGATCTTGTCGTAAATTTCTTCAACATCATAAACAACCGAATCGCCAGTGTTTTTTTTTTCGTTTCTTGTTGGCTGGTGCTATCTTTTACTTGATCAACTATTACAGATAAAATCTTATTATTATTTTGAATTCCATCCGTAACATTGCTTTCGCACATCATGCAATATAATTTATGTGCATTAGAAGTTGGCTCAACCTCTCCATCAATTTCGACCGTCATACTATCAATTGTTTTCTTGCTTTCTTCATCAAGTAAACAATAAGTAGTTATAGCCAAGTCTAAAGGTGTAGGCTCTTGCATTACAGAAGATAAATCTTTCCCTTTTGGAAGGGCTGCATTGATGTCAATAAGCTTTCCAAAAGTCATAGGTACGATTGTTAAATTAACAACCGCACCCGAACAAACAATTGATAGCTTTTTGTCTTTAACTACGCAATTTTTCATATTAACTCGCTATTATATCACGATATTTCATAATTCCATTTTTAGCGATATCTCTATACATGGAGATAGTTATGGAAGCTTCAGAAAAGGCGTTTTCGGTAAAGTTTATCGGAAGTCCCGCACCCGCACACCTAAAGCAATCAAGCTCTGACATAGTGCCATCACCTTGGCGACCTGAAGATATAATCAATCCAAAGTCATTAAATACATCAGTTGAACCGCCAACTGTTACTTCACGGCTTCCTGTATTAATCGGTCTTGTGTCAAAAGTAGCGGTATCGCCTGTCACTAATGCTATAGTTCCAGATCCACCAGTTAATTCAACGCCTGTGTTTGGAATAGTCACCGCCGTGGAAGAAGTTATTGTTAATGGTGAAGCTGTTATTTTCAGTAAATCGTTTTGATAAACAAGATCATCGCCATTAGCAAAATCGACATCATTTCCCGCATAAACATCAACTGTTGTTGAAGAGGCTGCGACAACTACGAATTTACTAAACTTCAAACTGGCTTCTTCACCAGATTCAGCGGTTGCAGTCGCTACACCAGTTGCGGCAACAACAGAAACTCCGTTTTTATTTGTAAGAGTGCTTACATTTCCAGAAGTTTCTGCTGCGTTTATTGTCATTGCTTTTCCAAGTAAAGTTTCAAACAAGAAAGACGGATATTCTCTTAATGTTAAGGAAACTTCCGCAGTAATTAAACCACGTTCTACTTTCCAAGCATATTTTGAAGAGCCGCCGTTTAAAGGAAAAAGCTCCCCTTCAGACGATACTTCAGCAGAAGCATCAACTCTTGCCCGACCTAAGTAGTTTCCAGTTGTTACATTGTACGCTGTTAGCGTGTGGATGCCGAAAATGGCATTCGGTTGTGATTCTGTCATTTTTAGAAGCTCCTTAAATTACTTGCTCTGTTGTTAAATTGGTGTGAAATCTTTTAGGTATTTTTAAGCTTATTATATCATCGCCTTTTTTTATCTCATAACGCTCGTGATTCTGAACGATTAAGAAATCTTTCTTTGCAATGATTTTATCGTTTCTTGGTTCTGTTTTTTTATCTGCCATAAGCTTATCCTATTATTGTTGAAACTACCGTTATACCGCCTACTTTAAAGTCTGCGCCTTCGTTCAATGATGCGTTCGCTGGGAGCAATTCCGTTACTTTTAGATTCGTATGCCTGCCACTTTTAAAACTCTCTTGCACGACCTCTCTTAAACAACGTGAATAACGTAAAACTTTAGTTAATGTGCCTTCACAATTTGAGTTATTAAAAACAACTTCAAAGTTTACGCTTATCTGTAATGCCGTTTTGTTGCCGCTGGCATTAGCTGTTAAGTCAACAATTCCGTAATAAATAAAAGGATCAACATTAAAGACTTGATCGTTTGCGTTATTAAAATAACTTTCATTCGCAACAGGCAATAATTGAATAGAGTCGGCTTTTTCAGCGTTTATTTCTGTTATTTTCGCTGGCAATTTTGATTGCATCTTTGCTAAAATATCAGCTAAATAACTTTCTATATCGTATTTATTTGACACGTCCGAGCACCTCCAATTTTGAGGCAACAAAATCAGCTATCAACCTTTGGAACCTTAAAGATTGAGCGTCATCAATAAATAAATATTTCCTTGCTGGCATCTTCTTTGTGCCTCTTTGGATATACCCGCTATATTTAACATTTGTACCTTGAACAAGTGATTGCCTGCCGATATGACGTATTGTGTCGCTATTTCCACGACCTGTTACTGAATCCCTTAACGCACCGCTTGATACAAGAATAGGCAAACTTCCAAGTGTCGCAGCTTTGCGTTTTGCATAGGCTTTGCTTAACGACGGATATTGACCATCGCCTTTTAAAATAAAGTTTTGCTTTGTCGTTTTGAATATATCTCTTGATATCTCGCCCATGACAAAACGCAAATCTCCAACAGATTTAATTGCTGAATCAAGATTAGCTTTAAACTGTATATCATTCTCTATTTTATAAGAAACTTGACCTACCATTGATCAACCCCCTTTTCAAAAAAAGGAACTATCCCAGCATTGCCCGATTCGGTATGAAAAGAAGAAAGCCCACTAACACTGTCAATTTCTGTTTCATCAGGTAAATCAAGTTTATTATCTCGCAGCATGGTTAGTGTCTTTATGCTTTCACGGTATGCGCTGCCTGCTGTCATTTCTTGCGGAATATTGCTATCAGGAATAGGAACTGATTTTTTTAGATTTAATATTTTAGAGGCTCGGTATACTACTAAATCAACCGCTATTTTCTTCACGATTAAAAGGCTGGAAGCTCCGGTTATAGGTGTATCGTAACGCTTGCCTAAATACATGTTTATTTGTGCATCAGCTTGATCTAAAAAACCCGCTATAGCATCAGACGTAACTTGCCCCGCTGAGCCAAAAGCAATTCCTTTCATTTCTTCTATAATATCGGATTCCAGCGCATAGGTCATATCTTAAACTTCCTTAATGAATCCAAGTTTGCCAAATTCTGTAAGTTTACTTTCAGGGCAAGCTTTACCTTTAGCATAAAATAAACCGTTTCTTTTTAGATTCTGTTTTAGCACCCAACATTTACCAGTTATTTTAATATCTTTTTGCTCTACATCCAATTCTGCAATATCTGATTCACTTGCTTCTGTAGCAGCTTCATGTTCTTCATCTAGTTTTGAAGCTTCTTCTTCAGCCTCTATTGCTTTTGCGTCTTCTGCTTCCATTTCTGCAAGTAATGCGGCGTCTTCTTGAACTTTAGCTGCTTTTTCTTCTTTTTCTTGTGCTAGTTGTTTTGCTTCTGCGTCTGTTTTTTTAGTCATTTCATTACCTAGTTTAGAATTTAAAAAGTTGGGGTAAAGCCAAAGCCCTACCCCTTTTTTTTATTGAATCGCATCTTTAATTAGATATCCAGCGTCTGGATTTGCAATCAGTTGATCATAACTATCATCAACCATTATTTTCATTGCATTTGCAGGATCTTTAACCTCATGCTTAAACACTCTACGAGAATCAGCAAATTGTTGAAATCTATAACCTAGTGAAACTTGACGCTTTGAAGCTTTTTGAGGAGCAACACAAAATACAATATGCTTTCCCCATACAGGCAATATGTTAGAAGTTTGCCCTTGCTTGGCAGCTTCGTAAATCGCCTTAGCAACTAGAACCCTTTTAACATCTAGCACATGTGCTAAATCTTCAGTGGTTAGCTGTCCGGAGCGGTTATATTTATAACCTACTTCTAAGATCTTTGGGTGATAACGCAAAGTGTCCCATACAGCCCAAGGTAAAATAACAGTATCGGGAGCCATACCAACCTTGTTATAAGTTGCAGCTCTTGCGGTTTTAAAATCACCTATTGGATCTGAATTGGCATAATCATTATATTGATCAGTTCCTGAAAGTGTTACATTATTTGTCAAAATAGCTGTATCAGATAATGTATCTGCTAACCCTTTTTCTTTCGATAGTAATAATAAACCAGTTAGTTCATCAGTTGTATCAACTTGTGCGTCAAAGGGCTTATCTACGTTAGCAAACTCTTCTTCTGTAATAATGTCTTTCAAACCATGCTTATCAACACTATATGTGTCGGTTGAATAATGGCGTGTGTCAACTTGTGGATATTGGTTTTTTCCACCAGTTAACGTAGTCACTATGCGCATGTGACCAGAGCCATAAGACCCTAGCTTGCCAGATGATTGCTTTACTTTTACCATCGGCAAAATTTCTTCTGAAACAAACCCATCAGGAACTATTTTATTTGATACTTCCGTTAAAAGTTTATCGACTTGTGCAGTCTGTTGTGAACCCATTTTAAAAACCCTCGTTTTTATAATTAAAAAAATTTATATTGTACTACGTGCTTAGTCCTACACTTCCAACATTTGCAAGAATAAAGCCGTTTCCACTAACATCTACATAAACCGCCAAGGCTTCATCTGGTGCGTTAAAAGTTGCAATGTTGTTTGTTCCGTCAAATGTGCCAGAAGCCAACGTTAGTGTGTGAGAAGCCGTTCCTGATGCGCTTGTGTCTTTTGCAACAAAAAGCCCTTTATGGTTTGCGAAATCCGCTATAGTGGCAGCAATAACAACTGAGTTGTGAGCCAATTCAACCGATTGAATACCAGAAGAAACCGCACCCGAAGCTGTTAACGCCTGAACGTTAGTTGCTGTTGAAGTTGGTTGTATCACTAACACACTAAATTGATCGTTATCAACTGCGCTTGATAGCGCCATTGCACAATAATTATCACCACTTGAAGCCGTTACAACGTCACCCGCTGAATCAGTTTTAAGTAGATCGCCAGCTGTAATTGTTCCGCCAGCTATGGCAGTTGCACCACCAGCAGCAGAAGCAATTTCTGCGGATTTTCCTGCGGCTGGCAAGTTTTGCACAAAACCAACAATAGAAGCGTTAGCACCGGCAACATCAACTGCGCCGTCTGCTGATAATATAACGGCTTTGTATTGTTTAGCAGAAAGATCAGATCCAGCTGCTAGATTTAAAATTCTTGAAAGGGTTGCTGTAGAAGCCATATCCTTAAATCCTTAATTTATGTTAAAAATAGTTAACTATTATTAGTTAGTCTTAGTTAGTTACGATCTTTGCGGCTTCTGAAAATGATATTCCATCAGACTTTACTAAAGCACTACACTTTTCAGAAAATGATTTAGCTGCAATATCTGCTTCTGCATCTGCTGGATTTTCACCACTTCCCGCACCTTCTAAATTAATACCGGCTACCGCTTTTTCTGCAAAAGTAGCAAAGTCGTTCTCCATGAAAGAAACACGCTGCGCTTCTACGACTTTGCCATTTGTAAACATTGCGTTGAACGTAGCTTCTTTTACTTGCTTTGCATTTGATTCCGTCAAAGTCTTAATTTCCGTAGAAAGCTTTTTAACCGTATCTGTTAAAAGAATTACATCAGCAGTTTTATCTGCAAGCTTTGTATCAGCTAGTGCTTTTGCGTCTGAAAGTGTTTTGGTTTCAGCTTCGATATTTGCTTTCAAACCCAATGCTTCACCTATTTTTGTTTTTTCTGCGTCTGTAAAAGTAGCAATAGATTTTAGAACGTCTTTTAAGTCAGCCATATTATTTACCCTGTCTTTATTGTTAAAAATTGTTTCTGAAAATATAGGCTGCATGTCTTTCACATGCGGTCTATTCGTTATCCCAGCGCCAAATAATGCAGCGCCGTATTCTTTGCCTGTTTCTGAGTCTTGATAATCAAGAGTAAATTCAGCAGATATGTATTTTATTTCTTTTGCTTTGATCTTTGCCTTTGCTTTATCTGTCCACTCAATACGTGCGAAAAGCTTTTTTCCATCATCTTCAAGTTTTATTTCTTTAAACCACCCCGCTGCTTCTGCATAGGCATCGTGAAAATAATCAATTGCTATATCTACACGCATCGCCTTGTTATCAAAGTTAGCTTTAAACTGTTTTAAAACATCTTCATTAATATCGAACTTGCCAAAAAAACTATGATCAAATTTGCCTTTACGGATTATTTCAACCCATTCAAGATTATCTTCTGTTACCTCTTGTAAAGCGAAATGAATGTTTTTTGACATGTAAATATACCCTAAATATTACCAGCATCTTAAATAGTAACTATATATAGTATATTAACAGAATAGAATTGTACAATAAAATTAATTACAACTAAATGTTGTAGATTGCGATTAACCACAATTTTCTTTTGTATTTAGATTCTAAATGGCTTTCAATAATAACGTACAGGGATGGTGGCAGGATGCAATCCGTACATTCAAACCTGATAAGCGATTTGAATGTACTGATTATTTAATTAGGAAAAATTAACTCTAATTAGAAAGTTTTACTTTTAAGTATTTTTTCTATTTCTTCGCTAGATCCAGTTGGTCTTAATCCTATTGGATCAATAGGTTTTATATTCTTTTGCCCTATTAGCTGCGCTCGAACCGTAGTTTCACAGTTATGATGATAAGGCGGTAAATCTTCAGTGTCATATTGAGCCTTGCTAAATACACGCCCTGTTAGCTCTTTACATATAGCCGCATCAGGTGAAGGGTTTACAATTACAAAAGATTCTATTTCTTCAAAAACCTCAGGCGTTTGAAACACTGCATTTCTTGCGCTATTTACGGCGCTTGACGTTACATTTGTTGCCGTTGTTTGTAGAACTCCTGTTGCTGTATATGATGCTGCGGCTTTGTCCATATCGGCAATCAAGGCTGCCACGCTATCTGTTGTATCGAGTTTCTGCGAGGCAATAAAGAACATACGTTTTCTTAATTCTACATCTTGATCCTTTACCAGTTCATCAATATTTGAGGTTAATTGATCCCTTAAAGCTTTTGGCAATGTTTTTAACAAATCTGTGTATTCATCAAACTTTAGATTTTCTTTGTTAACTTCCTTCAAAACGTTTTTTGTCGCAACTTCTGAAAGTTGAGCCATTTCTAAACGTAGTTCTTTTTTATATTGTGTCTTTGAAGGAATCTCGGTTTCACTTAATATTTTTCTTCTTTTGGCAATGTTATCTTCTGCTTTAAATGATTTGGTTATTTTCGTTAAATATTTTGCAACTCTTTCTTCTAATTGTGTTTGCATTAAGACGTGAACAGCTTTTGCACGCTGCTTAATAAACAAAGAGGCATTATCTGCATCAGCAAATTTTGCTATATCATTTAGCTTTTTTTTTACAGGCTTTTCTTTTGGTTCTTCTTCGTCTTTTGAATCTTCGTTAGGGTTAATCTTTCCTGTTGCCTTTCTGCCTTTTCCAGCAGCTTCATCTGCATCTTTCTGTTTTTGCGTTATTACAGGGAAATCATATGCACGATTCATTTCATCTTCTAACTGGTCAGATTCTCTTGTTATGCCAGCATTCTTCAACATAACCGCAATTTCAGCACGTTCTTTGCCGTTTTTGTTATTAACGTCAGCAGCTTTTATTTGTGGATATTGGACTCGCTTTCCATATTTCGCATCAACCAACTTCTTAACAATATGATTTTCTAATGCGTCCGCTATGGTTTCAGCATATATTTCAATGCCGTTCAAAAACAATGTTGATAAGTCTTGCCCTAATGACTGACTGCCTGCCTGCCCGCCCATGCCGAGCTCTAAAAAGCCCGCAAGGAAAGCTTTCGCCATTGCTTGATCCTCAAACTTTATGCCATCAAGTACATCTTTTGCGTCAAAGTCTATTTTTGTCACGTCAATTTCAAAGCCTTCGGGCTTTAGTAAATAAGTGCTTTGATGGGACGTGTAGAACTTCAGCATTTTTTTAAATAAGGTCATTTGCTCTTCGTCTTCTTGAGAAGAAGTCGGAACGGTTCCAACCAAAACGCCTGTTGCGTTTCTCTCAATACCCATCGCATATATTTTTAAATAAAAATCTTTCCTAATATAGTTGCCGTAAATCGGGCGCAACATGCTTATTCCTTCGTAATTGTCACCTTCTTTTTTAAAGGTGATAGGCATTAAATGTTTGCCTTCTATATGAACATCAACCGCTAAATCACCATTGACAAGTTGCCTTACATCTTTAATTGATCCGTTGCGGTTTAAATTCCATTCATATATGGTTTTCTGGGATCTGTAACCGATATCTTTTAAGCCAGTATAATTTCCGTATTTAGGATGATTCATAACCACCTTATAGACAGGCTCAAACAAAGAATAGCCAAACTCTATAGAAGTTAATGCTTCTGTTAAAAACTCTCTAAATGTCTTTCTTTTCGATTCATCAGGATAGGAAATATCTTCAAATAGGGCAAACCTTATAAACTCCGCAATTTCTACTTCTTCATCAGAATCATCAACCGCTTCAACCCCCCAGCTTGCTGAAATAATAGGATTCTTTACAGCAGATAAAAGCATTTGGGTTTGATAATCCGAACGCCTCATTTTATCGAAAACATCCATCCCTTCCGGCATTGATACAAACTTATCAAGATATTCTTCGTTGTATATGCCGGAAAATATCTCAATACCTGTTGAGCCTTCTTCTTTGAAGTGTTTAGGTGAAGGGGCATCTTTACCTAAAATTCTATTTATCACATCCTTAACAGCCATATCTACTACCTAATTTAATCGTCAAAAAAACTTGCATTCATTTTAGCTACACCACCACCAACCCAATTTAAAAACTGCGAAGTTGAATCAACCTGATCATCATGTGGTGCGTTTGGAAAAAGAACCATTTCATCAATGTAATCTTGAACCCAAGGCGCACCCTTTTTTAGAAAAATCTTACCATCTTCAACTAGTGGACTGCATGTGGAAGCCCTTGTAACCTTATCACTTTCGGGCTCAATAGCTACTATATTAAACATTGTATCATTTTTCATGTCTTGAATTAAAGAAATTCCACTTGATTTATCTTCTATTAAATTGGTCAATAATTTGTGTGCCTTGTAAACTTCATCTTTACCTTTCCACTTTTCCGCTAACTTTTTGCACTCACGCCTTAACCTTGGATATAGCATTTTATCTCTTACTACTTCCAGCAAATCATAGCCGGCTTCATGCTCACCCCATACCGTTGCAACTGTTGGATCGTTTAATTGATTTGCTTTGCTTGCAGTGTCCCATGAAATAACAATTCTTTTATATTTTCTGTAATGACTATACCATCCAAAATCTTCTTCTTTAAATATTGATCCACCTTCCTCCTGCGGGTTTTGTTGATATAAGGCTTCAAAGTTTGCAATGCCCTGTAATTTTTTCCTTGCAAGAATGAACTCTAATGATTTTAATTCAGGAAAAAGAACTTCTCCTTTTTTTCTATGCTTTTCATCTTTAGATGCAATAGCTTCATATTTCAATAGCCTTAAATTATCAGGATTGCCTTTTATTAACCTACCTATTGGATCATCTATACTCCATCTGGTTCCTATTATAAGAAGTCCGGCAAGCTCTGAAAAGCGTGTAAAGAAATCATCCGTGAACCATTCCCACGTTTTATCCTTTATAAGGTCGCTGTTTGCTGCCTCCCGTCCTTTCATCGGATCGTCAATAACACCAAAATCAAGAGATTCACCAGTAACCGAACCGCCTACTGTTGTATTTCTAAAAGAACCCTCTTCACCGAAAAATTCTATCAGCTCCATATTTTTGGTGTAACCCTCATCTTTTCGTGTCGGTAAACGGAATTTAGGAAATATTTCTTTATACTCTTCAGAGTTTATTATTCTTTGAAGTCGCAAGTTTGCACGTACTCCAAGCCTTTTGGAAAATGAAGCAAATATATGTTGTAAATGTGGATACTTTCCAATAGCCCACGCTATGAAGTCGATTATTTGAACTGACTTACCATGTTGAGGTGGTGCTTGTATAATTAAGATGGGCTTTGTTCCAGCAATCATATCTTTCAGGAGCTGCTGCAATTCTTCAGCAATTTCTAGTTGCCACCAGCCAACCTTGAGCTTTTTATTTATCCTAGTTCTAAACGTCCAGAAGTTTCTTCTAGCTTTCGCTTGATGAATCTTCTTTTCCTTTGGGTTTAATTTTGGCAACAAGTCTTTCATATTCTTCAAATTCTTCATCTGTTAAAGCGTCAAGGGCATCATCATCAATTTCTTCTGGCTCCTCTATTGTATCTATTCGCCTCACCTCGCTACTATCCACAAGGCTTAGTTCCCTAGCTATAATGCTTGCATTTAACATATCAGCAGCAGCCCCTGTAAGCTTTTGGTTCCGCATTATCGCACCCGCCCACGCTACGACTTCCGATAAACCATAGGCTTTTTTATCTTTCCACTCATACCACGTAGAGATACTTATATCAAGAAAGGTACACATCCCCTCAATTGTCATAGCTCGCATCTTGTTTACTTTCCCATGACATATATCACCTTTAGAGCAAAATATCCTTTCTTCCTCTAAGGGGTTATTATGTACCCATTCAAAGTATTCTTCACATGCTTCTTTTAATAATTCAGGATCTTTAAATATTTGATCCCTTCCGTGTTTTGTTCTTTGCTTCCAGAATTCATTTCCTTTTTTAAAATTCATAATTCTTTAACCTCTTATTGTTTTAATGGCTGCTCGTGCCGCTAAATCTAACGTTCTTTCTTGCGTTTCTGGCGTTGAGTTTGAGCAAGGAACTAGACCAAACTCACAATTTAAAACCTCCACTATATTGCTAACCAACTCATCAGACTCTAACCTCGCCTCATAAGCCTTTAGGGCGGTTAAAGCTTGTTTTGCAGTTGCTATGTACCTACTTGCTATATACTCACCCTCGTCCAAACCTTGGGATTCTACTCCGTTCTTAAAATCTGCTTGGTCTTCACATATTCCTATTAAACCTACTAAAGCATATTTAACTTGTTCTAGTTCTTTATTCATCAGTCTCGCTCCTTTGGTGGCTCTGGTAAATCTATAAAAAAATCTAACTCCCTCAGTCCCATATGGGATTTACTCATATACTCTCGGCTTAGTCCAGATCTGCCAATAACCGATGGGGCGAAAGTATATAGCCTGACGTGATTAGTTCTAATTTTTTTGGTTTTTTTAATTGCTGGTTGCCACTCCCTACACCGCAATTCATCGGCAAGGGCTTTAATAAGCTCCGCTAACCTCTTGCCTGTTTTTGGCTCTATATTTAACATATCAAAAGCTTCCGAAGCATCTAGCAATACCGCTACTTCTTCATCTGCCTGTTTCAATAATTCTTCTGTCATAATCCTTCACCTCATCTTGTTTTAATTGTTTGAAAATAACAATCATGCTATCGTGTTTTCCTTTCTTCGTTGCTTTCGAGTCTCTCGGTTTGTCCGCTTCAACAAAAGCAATCCTGCCTTTTAGAAATCTTATTTCAGCATTGGGTAATATCAAATCGTGGAAACTCTTTGTTCCTGTTGCAGAAGGTATCAAGAGAACACAAGTTTTTCCTTTCCTCCATTCATCGTAAGCTTTCTGAATAAATTTAGGTTTGTCTTTTCTATTGTAAGGTGGGTTTATAAAATTGCTTTTACCCCATTCCACAACAAGTCCGTCAAAAGTTGAATGTATGGGACAAGGATCGAAATCAAAGTGAAATTCATCATCTAACTCATCATATAACCACGATGGTGTTTGCCAGTGGTCGTTATCTGGTTCTCCGCTCCTATCTTGGCTCATTACTCTTTCTCCTTTGGTGTTAATTGATTTAACGCCTCTACCACCCACCCTGCAAACTGTTTACCTAGACTTCCAACCCTTCCTCTAGGAAGTCTATAGCGTATTGTATCCATTGTTCATCCTCGGCTGAATACCAATCTTCGTCAATTCCATTACTCAAATAACTTGCTACCTCTTGCTTGGTAGGTTTGTTTGCAGCCTTTAAACGAGTTATTGCTGTGGTTATGTTTGTAGCACGCCCAGTATCCCAAGCGGTTAAAAATTGTTCTACTGCTTCTTTTAGTTTATCTTTGTCCATCTTTACTCTCCTTTATTTCGTACATAGCTTTTAAACAAGCGTCTGTCTCCATTAATAATAAACTACTCATCCACTTTGGAATCCGCCCCGCTTGCAACGTCATTACATCACTATCAACACCTAATGCATGGGCTATCTTCTCGACAATCTCAATGGACGGTGGCGCTTGCTTTTCTTTCTCCACCAACGAGATATAAGTATTACTCACCCCCACCTTAACTGCCAACTCGTTTAATCCTATACATTTCAACTCTCGCAACAGTCTCATATTTTTACCAAATGCCATATATATATCCTGTTTATTGTTTTGTTGATTGTATGCTCAATTTATATACTTGTAAACAGTTATTTTCATAAAGAGGCGGCTAATTTGCTGTACAACTTAAGTGCCGATTATGCCGCCCCTATCCATCATGGATTCTTAAAGTTCAAATGTGTCTTGCTTGAGCCTCAACGCCTTTTAGATATATTTTATTTTCTTCAGTCAATGTCTTGCCCTCCTTTGTTTTCAAGGCATATAACAACACCTATTGAATTTACAACAACACCTTTGCAAGTGATATAGGTGTAGGTTGTATGGGCTATACTAACTGCACATATTACCAACAAAGTTAATTGGACTATTATCAGTAATGGTCTTTTAAATATTTTGTTCCTCATTTTCTACCTTTTTTCATTATTGTAACATATTTTCGGTTAAAAGCCGTTTATTTTCTAACTTTTGACTCGCTTTCGCTACGTTTATTACTCTATCCTTTGTTGTTAATTCTTTTTCCTAACCACGCCATTACAGGTACAGCCATGCTATTCCCTAACGCTGCGTATCGTTTGCCGTCTGTAGTTTTTTCATGTAGTTTTGTAAAACCATCAGGGAAGCCTTGCAACCTTTCGCACTCTAAAGGGGTTAATCTTCTCACCACGTTGGAATAATTAACACTCATCGAACGCGACTTAGTTAATGTTGGCACGCCCTCAATCGTGTATGCAATATCAGACTGAACACCAGCACTTTCAGAAAAACCCGCTGCTACTGCGTGGCTATGCCCTTTTGTTATTGTAGGGCATGGGTCGCCAACTTCGCCAATACCAGAACCCATACGAGGGTTTAAATCGTCACTAGGTCGGCCCATCATTGTCATAGTGTTAATAGGTATTGCTGTAACTGCGTGTCTATCCGTTTTTGTTAACGTGAAAGATAAATCCTCACTAACGCCTGTTCCATTTCCTCCGTTCTCTGGCTTTCTGTCTATTGTGTTCCCAGCTAATCCGTAGGTTATAAAAGTTTCGCTTCCGCCACTTAATACCCCCCCACTTTTTTTCATAGTTCCTGACAACTCATCTGAGCGGTATCCTCCAAAGATACTTTCAGCAAAGGAGGTAATATTTTTCCCCTTTTTTCGCTCCGGCGTAATATTCCCTGACAAGCTCTCTGGCTCAAATAATACTTTTGCAGGACTTCGCCAGTCTCCAAGACATCCGACAACGAACACACGCCGCCTTCTTTGTGGCACTCCGAAATATTGAGCGTCAAGAACCCTGTAGGCGAACCCATACCCGAGTTCCCCCAACCCTCCGAGGAAACTTCCAAAAGTGCGTCCTTTGTCATGTGACAAGACCCCCGGAACATTTTCCCAAACCACCCACTTGGGACGTTTTCTTTTAAGTAGCTGTAAAAAGGCAAGTGTGAGATTCCCTCTATCATCTTCAAATCCTTTCCGAAGTCCTGCAACGCTAAAGGCTTGGCAGGGAGTTCCCCCCACGAGAAGGTCGATTGTTCCATAGTCTTTTGCTCCTATTGTTGTGAAGTCACCATGATTTGGTGTGTTGGGGTATTTTTTTAATAATAACTCACTTGCAAATTTATCAATGTCTGCATAAGCCACAAACTCCCAACCTAGGGGCTTCCAAGCTACTGTCGCAGCCTCAATCCCACTACAAACTGACATAACCCTCATTTACTTTGCTCCAGATATTTTATTGCAGATAATAAAGTTTTCTTGCAATCATTTAGACTTCCTATGGCGGTGTTACATTTTATACACAACAACCCCCTAACTTCTTTACTTCTATGGCAATGGTCGACATGAAGAACGCCAGTTTCTTTTGTGCAGATAGCACATGCGTTTTTCTGTTGGCGTACTAGCGACTCGTATTTATCAATCGTTATTCCATACTTGTATTTTAAAGTTGTATTCTTTCTGCTTCGAAGATTTGTTTTTCGGTACTCCTTAGCTTGCAAAAGAAGCCTCTCTTTATGCTTCTCATACCTAATGCTTGATAGCTGAGACATGCAATCTTTACAAAAGGCGTGTAAACTGTCCCAATTACATTTATTTTTATGGTAGGATGTTAAACCCTTCCATAAGTTGCATCTAGCGCAATGCTTCGTATTACCTTTGTGTTTCTTTTTATTCATAGAGTGATTTTACTATAATGAATGGAAGCTGTCAACCGTTGCAGCTTCAATTCCACTGCACACTGATAAATACCGCATAATCTATTCCTCTTTCCTGATTTCGCACAACTCATAATCATCGTACGAAAAGTGTTTCTCTACATGTAAATCTGCTAATTCCTCCGCCTCCTCTTCTGAATAAGCTTGAACAGTGAATTTCTCATATGTTGGATCTTGTTGTAACTCCACTTCAATTTTATACATTTGCTTTGTTTCACCTTCCTCAATAACCTTGCCCCAATTTTTATTTACATACTTTTGCATGTGCTTCCGTAGCTGCAAAGTAGGCAAGTTTTGTATTTGTTGAAGGTTTAAACCTCCGTATGTTTGTGCTTGGCTCATAATCTATCCCTCTATCCTATGTTGTTAAATTAATTTCATTCCATCTGCTTATAGCCTCTGCTTTTGTTGCACAACATTGAACCACTAAACAATATCCATGGTCACAACGCACTTTCCACCAGCCACTATGTTGCCCAATGTATATTTCATCTGTGTCACAATAACGGCAATTCTCAATTTTTTTCATAATCTATTCCTCTTAACTCCCTAAACATTCTTGTAATTCTAATGGGTTTTTTACTCATCTATACACTCTTTAGAAAACTCCATAGCCGCTATATACAACCTTGTATTTGTCGAGGATTCGGAAGTTGAGATGTTCACTAATTTCCACCCATACCCTCCTAAATCATTTATTTGGCTATTAATTTCAGCTACGCTCATTGCTTGTAATATGCGGTACATTCTCTTCATAATCTACTCCTCTATCCTATGTTGTTAATTAACTAAATATCCGTATTTTTCAAATAATTGTTTATTCCGCTCTAACTGACTCTGCCTAAAATTTAACAAGCCAGCAGCGCCGTTTAATAGTCCAGCGTGACTTAACATCTCTTCGCATTCCCTCTGGGCTACAACTGCGTTATGTTGCCCCTTTTGAAACTGCATTAGAACTACATCATCTTGCTCTGGTACGCCTTTATCTTTGCAATGGATGTAATAACTAGCTGAAAAACCTTGAGTTAAAGATAGCTTGCCAATATACGTAGAAAAGATTTGCTCATGTGTTAAATTCTTTCTACGTGTAGCCTCCGCCTCCTCGATAGTTATCACACGTACCTTTGTAACCGTTTTAGAGTATTCCTTAAGCTTGCCTATGCTTGGTTGGGACGTTGCTATATGGGCTTCCATTGTTGCCGTCCACAACTCTTCTAACTGATTATCTGTGTACGCTTCTAAGAACTTCGAGTAAAAAGGCATCTGTCCATGGTTTAAAGCGGGTTTGTATAAATCGTTCATGTTGGCTATAAAATCTGATATTCTCATTGGGCTTCTCCTGTTATTTGTAGATTGTTTTGCTTAGCATTAATAACATCTTCAATCTCTCTTAGCTTTTCCTCTCTGGTTAGCTCTCTATCGTACTCATCATTCCAACAACTACCATTTAACCAAGTTAACGGTCTTTTGATAAATTGCCTTTCAACTTGGCTTTGAATACATTCCTGTTGATACCCATCTAAACCACGCATAATCAAATCGTGACTAACACCGCTTTTAACAACTCGGTTATATAAAACCTCGCATTTCTTTCTATCTTTTTTTATGCCGTACTTATTCCAAAACTCCTCAAAACCTGCTTCTTTCACTACTAAATCCATAGGTGATTTACTCACCGTTCTTTCTTTCTTCTTTTCCTTCTTTATATTCTTTACGTTCTTGTTTAAGAGAAGTGCGGTCTGGTGCTTTGATGGTGCTTCATTGGTGCTTTCGTTGGTGCTTTCGTTGGTGCTTTCGTAGTTTTTGGGCGTTTGATATTTGTCGTAATTACAGATGGTTATCAACATACCTCTGGTGCTTACGTCGGTAGCTATCATAGAGGCTTTCTTAAGGGCTTTCATTGCCTTCTTCATGTGGTCCTTCGTGTAAGACGCTTTTCTATAGCCAACGTACCAAGAAAGCCCCTGCCTAATATCATCTAAAGACGTGAATAATTGCCCTCTCAGTATCTCTTTTCCTGACGATTTACTTTGTGAATGATTAGCGTTCATTAACAACCAATCCCAAACCTCCCTTACATGTGGTGGCTGCGTCATTATGCAACTTTCCATTATGCAACGTGCTTTTATGTAATAGCCGTTTTCTATATGAGTCATAATACCCCCTTGGAACTTTTACAAGAGCGGCATACTGCGGGTTTTGTCATTTGAATATCCTCCTACGACAAGGTTAATGAAACGACTATTCCCTAAAGAAAGGTAGGGCAGGAGAGTCGTAGTCTCCTTTTGTCGTCAATGCCGCTAAACATTAACCTAGCCCCGATATTGTTTTATTATTATAGGCTATTCAGTGGGCTTTACAAGTGGTTTTACACACCCCAACTTTGCAACGCCTTTTCAATACTTTCTAAAGATGATTTGTGTGGATTCTTAGACTTCAAGCCTAGTATTTGTGATATAGTCCCGCTATTTAGTCCGGTGGATTCAGCAAGTTCATATTTCTTTTTTCCAGCACGAATCAGCCGAACAGAAAACTGCTCTACGCCATGTTTTACAAATTGATTAAGCTCGTGTTTCTTCTTTGTCATTGTGTACGTCCATAAAATAAATGTTGATATCTACGACTTTAAACAAAAGAAAACGGGATTGCAATATAAATATAATCAGATTTGTGTCGGGGTGTGTAAACTAGGAGAAACACACCCCATAGCAACCACATGAAGGACGAGTTCACAAAGTGCCTACTAAATATTGTATATCGTTTGATCTTTAATGCAATGTACAATAATTAATTGTGTATATAGCTCGAGCAAATCAAAAGAATTGCCGATTAGGCGGTTGACAGGTTATAAAATATACCGTATAAGTTTTAACAGGCAATTAACGCCATAACTTAAAATTAAGGTAATAAAATGATTAGAGCTAAAGTATTTGAATCGCACAAATTCCACATTTCACCGGCAGAATTAAATGCTGCTTATGGTGAACAAGGGCGTTCTTTCCCATCGCAATCAGGTGCGGAATCGCATAAACGAAACTTGCTTAAAGAAGGTAAGAAGTCGTATATCACGCCACTATTCAGCTACAACCCTAAAGATATTTACCTAGACGGCGAAAAAGTCAAATTAGCAGAATGCGCAGAAAAGCAAAAAAAAGGATATCTTGTAACGGTTGTATAAACTATTGAACCTTGGCATGTTTTAAAAAGGCTTTCTTTAATCTTAAACTAGGTATTAAGTATGTCAAATAGTCACACCCCCGCACCTTGGATATTGTGTAAACAAAAACATGGTATGGATGGAGCGCAAACAGCTATAGCTTTTTCAGCACACGATGAAGGCGATAGAAGCCTGTTAATATATTCTGAAAGCGAAAACGTAGCATCAGATTCTGATTCGGATCATGCAAATATGAACCTAATCAAAGCAGCTCCAAAGATGCTGGAAGCTTTAAGGGGGGTTAAGATGCACAAGATCATGTTTGATGATTATGAAGAATTTCATGCAGCTTGTAACGCTGTTCAAAAAGCAATCAATGAAGCAGAAGGTAAATAATGTCAGAATCTATCATAAAAGCAGCAGCAATAACTTTAACAGTGGTTATTATAACAGGCTTAATTGCTGTTCGTTATAGCGATTGTGTCGGGGCTTATTGCCCGGCTTTTTAATCTAATTAATATAGGTGAAATATGAAAAAGTTATTTGTACCAATCGTAATATTTACAGGGCTAGGGCTTATGGCTCTTACTTTACGAATAGTCTATGAAATATCGTGGTTAATTCCATATTAAATTAATTAAAGGACGGTCATAGTAATGGCAAACAAAACAGTAGAAAAACACTTTAAAGATTTTGATATATATCTTGATTGGATAGGCGCAGAAAAGAAGCCTAAAACTAACCCTTATGAGGCTTTCCGCTTTATTGCTAATGAAATAGTTTGTGTTATTTATAATAATAAAAAGGGTCAGTTCTCTTATAGCAATGAGGAGGCTCACAAAGTCTATTATAGCTTTTTGGATAAAAAGAAAATTAATGTTTCCGGAACGGCAAGAAAAAGGTTTGATGCTAAAATGAAAGAAAATATTATTGTGCGTGATGGGTTATCTTGTTTTTATACAGCGCTAACTTTAAAGCCGGAAAATATGAGCATTGAACATTTAATACCAGTTTCAAAAGGCGGTAAAAACAATCTTGATAACCTTGTTCTTTGCGCTAAAGAAATCAATTTAGAAATGGCGGATAAACCGCTTGTTGAAAAGTTAAAGATTCGAGATCAATTATTAAGCGAGGTAAAAAATGATTAAAAGATTATTAAAGGCAATTACCGTAACGGCTTATATATTCACCATGTGCTTTCTAGCCATGATGGGCGTGAAGTTTATACTAGCATATATAAGCGTTAAGATTGTATTGCTTGCTCTTTTGGTGGCTCTATTCGCAGCTTTAACGGCATTTTTCTACTTAACCCAAGGTAAATAATATGAACGATAAACAAACAATAATTGCAATGCAAAAACAAACTGATTTAAGAGATAAAGTGGCAATAGCTGCAATACAGGGGTTTTTGGCAAATGGAAACGGTCCAAGTAATCCATGGGTTGATGACGGTGATTATATGCCAGTAGTTACAGATGCATTCCAAGTCGCAGACGAATACTTAAAACAAAGAGATAAACCCCTTGAAGCTGGGAGTGCTGAAATGGGTGATAAAGTTTTAATATGGAGTAAAAAAGATAAGGCTTACTGGAAAGATGGCAGTAATGGATATACTCCTTATTTGTCACACGCTGGACTGTTTGACAGAAAAAAAGCTGCTACTATTTGCCCCCAACTTAATAATATAATTGAACTAGAAGATGCTATTACAACTTTGCAAATTGAATGTAAAATGAAGAAATAACCACATAAAAGGACGTGAAAATGACCACATGGATTAAAGACAAGGACGGCAACAGATGCTCAATTGAGCATTTTGGAACTAAGGAAAAAGCACAAGCTGCATTAGATAGCCTTGTTGATTGCAAGAACTGCGTTAATTGCATCGATTGCGTCTCTTGCATCGATTGCGTCTCTTGCTGCTCTTCCAGCTCTTGCGTCTCTTGCCGCTATTGCATCTTTTGCAGACATTGTAGCTCTTGTAGATCTTGCATCTATTGCAGATCTTGCAGCTCAGACGTAAATAAAGAAGGAGAAAAGCCAAAAATACCCTCGATAAAGAATATACACAAAGTTGTTTACGCTGCGGCTAATAAGCCAGATGCGCTAGATATGCAGGATTGGCATACATGCAGTACTACGCATTGTCGGGCTGGCTGGGTTGTAACTTTAGCAGGTAAAGAGGGTTTGGAGTTAGAAGAATACTTTAATACAGCTCTTGCAGCACAATTAATTTATCGAGAATCGGGGTATCGAATAAACCCTGCAGAATTTTACGGTAGTAACGAGGATGCGATGGCAGATATGAAGAAACTAGCCGAAAAGAAATAACCACATAAAAAGGACGTGAAAAATGTGTGAATTAATCCAAGAAAAAAAACCAACAGAAGAAAATTCATCTACGCCATACAAAGAAGGTTTATATTTTAATATGCCTGAAGCCGAATATTTTAAGATTCCTTATTTCAGCAGATCAGGAGCCGATAAGCTGCTTTTTAGCGTTGAACAATTCTGGGAAGATTCCGCTATGAATCCGAACTGCAAGCCGCAAAAAACAACACCGGCGATGGAGCTAGGAACAGCAATCCATAGTATGTTACTAGAGCCGATTAAGTTTAAATCTTTATACGTACAACCCCCCACTCCTTCTGATTATCATGGAAAGGAAATATTAGAAACATCTAAAGATATAAAAGCATTTCTTACTTTAGTTGGAGAAAATATAACGGGCAAAAAAGAAGATTTAATAGAAAGGGCATTAGGATATCTTAACCCAAAGACACACATTATCTGGGATGAAGTCATAAATGATTTTAATTATGACGTTGAAAAGACGGGTAAACGAATTTTATCAAGTGGAGATGTTGAAATTTTAGAGGGAATAAAAACATCTCTAAAAAGAAAAAAACGCATTCCAACTATCTTGGAAAACTCAATGTCTGAAGTTGTGATTATATGGAAAGATGAAGAAACTGGCATCATGTGCAAGTGCATGATTGACGCCGTGCGACCTGAGGCAATAGGTGAAGTTAAGTCTTTTTCTGTTCAAGACTACAACTTGCCGTTAGAGCGTACCATGCTAAATGATATTCGGTATAGAAAATACAATCATCAATTTTATGTTTACAGCCAAGCCTTAAAAACCATCATCAAAAAAATAAACGCTGGAAAAGCAAAAGTTTTTGGTGAGGTTGATAATGCTTGGTTAAAAGAGTTTCTTAAAAACTCAAACAAACAATTCTTCATTATGTTTTTCAGAACACAAGCGCCCTATCAATGCAAAACCTACGAGCTAGAAAAATCCTGTGTGCCTGATGCAACTTCAAATGCCTATTTTGAGCAAGGAGAGCTTCTTTGGAGAACTGCTATAACCAAATTGCAAGCTTGTTATGAGAGGTTCGGAACATCTAGGTGGATTGATGAAGACGAAGTTACTATTTTAGCTGATGAGCATATTCCTAATATTATATATCAAACAGTGGATATTTAAGCTTTATAACAACATTTCTTTTGATAAAGGTTGACTATCTTTCTATTCTCAACTACAAGTAACTAACACAATCAAAAAGGACGGTTTAAACATGTGGAATGCAGATACAGATAATTCAGGAGGCTTTGAAGCAAAAACTTTAGATGATCTTTCATGGACTATTGCCAATCATTACGCTGAAAATATGCAAGATTTACCTTCTATAAACCTTGTTTATTATGAAAATGCACATAGTGCTAGATCAACTTTATCTACTATTGGAATTGTAGAGTTTACAGAATCATGTGAAGTTGATTTTCAGAATGAAATTGAAGAAATTCAAGCAGAAGATAACCATAGGGATCAAGTAAGATCTGATTACCTTGCCAATTTATTATAGAGGATAAACAATGGCGATTAAAAAAGAGGTAATAATAGGCGATTGTAGGTTGATACTAGGTGATGCTTTAGAGGTTATGCCAACTCTTGATAAAGTTAATATGGTTTTAGTCGACCCCCCGTATGGTACAACAGCCTGTAAGTGGGATGCTATTCTACCACTCAAGCAAATGTGGGTGCAGCTTAAAGAGATAACAGAGCCAGCAACAGCTATTGTTATGATGGCAAGTCAACCCTTTACCACTCAGCTGATAGCTAGTAATTATGATATGTTTAAGTATTGTTGGGTGTGGGAAAAATCACAAACAACAGGTTTTTTAAATGCGTGGAAAATGCCACTTAAGGCGGTAGAGGATATTTGTATATTTTACGAACGCCCTGCAGTATATAATCCAATTTTACGAGAAAAAGACAAGCATAATATTAGACCAGTAGCAGCACGCCCCAAATTAAGTAACTGTTATGGAAAGCACAAATTAAATGTTCATAAATGCCCCCCAGATAAAACCATGCCTAGTAATTTAATAAAATTTAACAATGCGCAAAATACAGTTCACCCAACGCAGAAACCAGTTGCACTAATGGAATACCTAATAAACACCTACACAAACGCTGGTGACACAGTCCTTGATTTTACAATGGGAAGCGGAACAACCCTAGTGGCATGTGCAAAGATGGGGCGTAAAGGCATAGGAATAGAACTTGATGAGGATTACTTCAATATCGCTTGTAAACGTGTTGCTGACGCTTACAAACAGCCTGATATGCTAATTGAACAACCAAAAGCTAAACTAGAACAAGATACAATGGAACTTTAATTTAAACTAGGAAAACGAAAATGACTAAAAATACAGAAGTAATTTTATATGAAGAAAAAGATGCAAATGCAGTCACCCTTTTTAATGGCGATGGTTTAGATCCGTTCATTGAAAACATTAGGAAAGTTGCAGAAGAATTTGAAGCTGATGTAACTACTGAAAAAGGGCGCAAAGCTATAAGTTCCCTTGCTTACAAAGTCAGCAATGCAAAAAGCCTAGTTGAAAGACTAAGACTTGAAGAAAATGAAAGCCACCAAGCGCAAATTAATAAAAACAACGCAAAAGGCAAAAAGGCAAAGAATGCCCTGCAAGAAATTCAAGATAACGTTAAACAGCCTCTTACCGATTGGAACGCTAGGATTAAGGGGCATCAAGACGCTATTGCAGCCATCCAGCAAACATCTTTATCAATTCAATCACGATGGGATATCATTGATACTGTAGAAATTGATAATTTTACATTGCAATTAAAGAGTGATGATAGGGATTGGCAAGAATTTTCTTTTAAAGCGGAGGGTGTAAAGAAGCAAGCTATTGAAGCTATTGAATCCACCATTGCCAAGCGCAAAAAGCAAGCTGATGATAAATTAGAATTTGAACGTTTGCAAAAAGCCGAATCCGACAGATTACAAAAAGAACGTGATGATGCTATTGCTTTAAAAGCTGCTGAAGCTGCAAAACAAGAGGCAGAAGCGCAAGCGGAACAAAAGCGCATAGCAGAGGCTGCAAAAGCAGAAGCGGCACGTTCTGAAGCCGCCGCTGTACTTTTAAAGGCTCAACAGGATAAGGACAAAGCAGAATCAGAAAGAAAAGCTGCTGTGATAGCCGCTGAAGAAGCTAAAAAACAAGCCATTGTTGATAAGGCTCTTGCTATTAAACAAGCTGCTGAAGCTGCGGAAGCCCTTGTAAAACAGAAAGCCCTTGCTGATGAACAAGCAGAGGCTGCTAAACAACTGGCTATCGAAACAAAGGCTATTAATGCAGCCGCTGTAATTGCCGCTGAAAAAAAGGCTGCTGACCAAAGGGAGGTCGATAGATTAAAAGTTGTTGCTGATTTGCAAAAGCAAGCTGATGATAAAAGGGCTGCGGATTTGGCTGTAATAGCAAAACGTGAAGCCGATGAAGAACATAAAAAGAATGTGATTCTTGAAGCTGAAAACGCTCTTGTGGCGGTTGAGGGGTTTTCGCATAGATTAGCGTCGGGAGTAATTGAAGCTATTGTTAGTGGTAAAATTCCACATGTGAGTTTTAACTATTAACTTTTATGGGGCTTTCCACCCCACCAACTAATCAATAATAGGTTTTAACATGGATGTACCAATGCCAGAACTACCAAGCCGAAACAGTAAATATATAGAAAAACAGAATCCAAAGCCTTTTTATACCCACGAAATAAAAGAAGGGCGGGAGGTTATAGGATATTTGCAACTAGTGGAATATTTCAGAAAGGGATCTATTCCACATCTTGAATATAAGCTTAATGAAGAATGCTGGAATAAAGGCGTTATGAGTAAAGAGCTACCTAAATATTTAAAGATGATTGCTAGAGATGGTTATAATAAAATGCTTGCCCTTGTAACCCCTGATAATGTTGCAAGCAAGCGACTATTAGATAAAAATGGATTTGTTTTTGTTGCAGATATTGGAGGAAAGCAAAGCTATATAATTGATTTAAACCACACTAAACAAGATATAGAATTTGTAACAAATGTTATGGCTTGGCACTCTGAAAACCGTAGACGATTTGAAGAAAGACATGGTAAATAAAAAACCGCCCACAAAAGAAGAATCTGAATACATGGGAAAGGTAGCTGATTTGGGTTGTTATATTGGCAATCACTACCCGGAACACAAAAAAGATTGTTCTTATAAAATAGAAGTTCACCACAAAACAGGGTGCGGCATGGCACTAAGGGCAAGCCATTATTTGACAATAGGTTTGTGTGTTAACCACCATTCAGCGCAAACACCATTGCCTTTTGGATATGCAGTTCACAAAGGAACCAAGTCTTTTGAAGCTCTATATACCACACAAGATAATATGATTGAATGGACTAAACAACAAATTAAGAGGATCGTATGACAGAAAAAACTACTGGTGAAAAAATCAGAATAAGAGCCGTTATGCTTTGTAAAAACGTGAAGTTTCAGGAGTTTTGCTATACCAAAAAGATTACGTTTCAAGTAGACCCTAAAAACCCATATACCGAAGAACTAGCGAAATTTGTTATATGTAATACTTGCAAAATATATTCACGCTCGGAACTTGCAACCTCGCAAATTGCACAAGATAAATTCAAATTACTATATAAAGAATATCAAAACTGGGAAAACCCAGTAGAAAAACAATATGCCGATATCTTGAGCAGGAATTAAATGGATATAGAAGAACTAGAATACGAATACAAGGAGCGTGTCTCAAGAATGACTGTTGACGGTGGCGAAGATGATGAGGTTTCAAAGCGTAAAGTTCGGGAGCAAATCGTGCCACTTATGCTAAAAATAATGAAGCATAGCGAGGTAACAAAAACATTGAGCAAGTGGAATAGCGAGCTTGTGCCTATGGATATTATAAACAAACAAGAATAGCGTAAGTGCTATCGGGGGAGGGCGTTCTTAACTGACACTTGAGTTATAGCCGTTTTGGTTTATTGCCCTCCCTTGTAAAAATTTAATACCATAAGTTATAAATTAAAGCTTGCTTTTATAATCTATAGTGGTAATAATAGTGTATTAACAAAAAAGGACGGGTTTTAAGTTATGGCGTATGAAATAGCAAAAAGGGAAGCTGTACCCTTATTAATATCACTATCAGGAAAATCAGGAACCGGTAAAACGTACAGTGCATTACAGATTGCTGGTGGTATTGCTGAGGGCGTTGATGGTGGCAAGGTGGCTTTTATAGACACAGAAGCCGGACGTGGTAGCATGTATGCAGATGATCCAGATATAATATCTGCTATGCCTAATGGACAATATTACAGGCAAGCTTTAACTGAACCGTTTACGCCTCTAAGATATGTTCTTGCAATTCAAGAGGCGATCAAAGAAAAAATGACTGTTTTAATTATTGATTCTGCCTCGCATGAATGGGAAGGTTCCGGCGGTTGTCAGGATATAGCCGAAAATAATAAATTGTGTGGAATGCCTAACTGGGCAATGGCTAAAATGGCACATAAGAAATTGATCAATCTTTTAACACAATGCCCCATGCACATTATCTTTTGCCTAAGAGCAAGAGAAAAAAGCAAGCCTATAAAAAATCCCGAAACAGGTAAAACCGAAGTTGTTGATTGTGGTACACAGCCAATTCAAGAAAAAAACTTTATGTATGAAATGACTTTATCAATGATGATGGATGAAAATGTTGCGGGAAAACCAATTATAACAAAATGCCCTAAACCACTAAGGCATCTTTTCAATGGTGAACAAGCTCTTATTACTAAAGATATAGGTGTAAAGCTTCGTGAATGGTCTGAAAGTGGTGAAGCGGTTGATATGAGACTAAGAAACTTAATGAGGGAATGCAAAGATGTTGCCCTTACAGGCTCTGTTGCCCTTGATGGTTTTATGAGATCTTTGGAATTAAATGATAAAGCCATTATAGGAAAACTAAGCACAAAAGATTTTCAGGCAGAAGTTCGTTCACTAGCAGCTGAAGCTGATCTTATGATTGCAACCACAACTGAAGATGATAAACCAAAACCACTTTTTAACACTTAATATAGGTATAACATGGCAAAAGGACATAATTCAGGCGCATTTTATGGCGGTCTATCTGCTGAACATTTAAAGCAGTTTATAGAACGCCTAGAACGCTTGCAAGAAGAAAAAAGCAACGTAACCAATGACATCAACGAGGTTCTAGCAGAATCAAAAGGTGCTGGATTTGATGTTAAAACGCTTCGTGAAATATTAAAGATACGAAAAATTGAAGCAAGCGATTTAGAAGCACGAGAATATCTTTTATATACATATAAAAAAGCGTTGGGAATGTCACCAGATTTATTTGATGAAGATGATAATCCGGCAATCAAAGAAAATAAATCAGAAACTAAAAAGGCTTAAAAATGGCAAAGTTTAATATTGATGTAGAATACTACGCAAAGTATAAAAAGAGCCTTACAATATACGCTGATAGTGATGATGAAGCTGAACAAAAGGCTTTGGAATTAGTTACCAGTTGGAATAATGTAACTGAAGATATAGATCCAGAAGTTGTAAGCATAGCCGAGGAATAATAAAGAACGCCTGAAGGCGGGGGGTGGTTTAATACCTTTCCCCCCCCAACAAACCATTAGTCATAAGGGAAAATCAAATGGCAAGTAAATCAACAGAAAAAGATATATTGTTTGGTGAAAAAGTAAGAGCCATCAGGAAAAAGGCTGGCAAAAGCAGAAGGCAAGTTTCTGAAGTTTTAAATGTGACATCACAGCAGCTTTGCAAATATGAGACCGGTGAAAACCGTATTTCATCTGGAAAATTGGTTGAGCTTGCAAACGCTCTTGACATTGATTTTCTTGAAATAATACCTGAAGAATTTCTTGATCTTCATAAGATTGATAATGATGCTCTGTGTTTATGGAAAAGGTTATCACCAGAAAATAAAATTCTAGTGATAAATGTAATCCGTGAAATGGTTAAATAGATGGATGATCAAGTAGAGATTCTAAAGAATAGCCTGAGTAAGCTTTAAAAGGCTCAATTTTTTAATAATAAACTAGGAGTTTATAAAATGTTTGCACTAATTATGATTACATTAATTTCTTTTGGAGCTGTTACTTCCGCACACTGTCAAATTGAAGGTGTTGCACCGGATAAGTGCTTTACGAAGGAAAACATAAGCGTGGTTAATGAGTACCCCAGCAGCCGCGGCAGAAGATAAGGCTTCGGTCTTTGGGTGTAGGTTTCTTATCCATCCCTACACCCTAAACTTTTAAAACTAATAGGAAAAAAGGAAAATGTTTTCTGGAATTTTACCTCTTTTAATTGCAACTGGCGTTTTAAACAAAGAGCAAAGAATATTTAAAAGCCGCCATAAACAAGCTATAAAAATTTGTTTAAATTATGGGAAATCGCACGATCATAACAACTCTTTTTGTTCTGCTTTCTGCTGCAAAAAATTTAAGGAATTAAAATAAGATGGAAATTATACACACCCGCCCACCTAATTTTGATGAAATTCTTGCAGTTTTCCCAAAAGCTATAAGCAAGGATATTGTGTTTGCTTACAATGGTAAAATATACGTTCCATCAAAAAAGCCTTTATCTCAGGCAATCATAGAGCATGAAAAAACACATCTTATCAGGCAAGGTAAAACCAAAGAAGATGCTGATCGGTGGTGGTATAACTATCTTAATGATATAAGCTTTCGATATTATGAAGAACTGCTGGCTCATGCAGCCGAATACAAAGCAATGACGACTTGCGCATCTAGGCAACACCGAAGATCCGCACTAAAAGAAACGTCAAAGAAATTATCCGCCCCACTTTATAACAATATGGTTTCGCAAAAAATAGCCGCGTTGCAAATAAAGGATGTGTTACGCCGTGTATAAAAAAGACTTACATAGAATAGAAGATTCCATTATTCCATTCATTTTAGAAGGCTTGCTTTTCGCTCAAATAAAGCAACGCCCACAAAATGAAAAGCTTTATGCAGATGCTTTAAATATTCTTAGAAAAGGATATATACAAGATCTTAATTCAAGGCAGCTTTTGAGAAGGGCAGAACGGATAGAAAAAAAAGTATTGAAATATTGGAGCGATAACGATTATATAATTAGAAAATCAATTATGGTTTTAAGCTATCTAGCAGCGGCTTTAAATGCTAGTGAGGCTTTAATTTTGCAACCAGAAACACAGCAGCTATTTAAAGAAATAAATGAAATTATTACTGATGCTTATGGCGATGAAGATATTTTAAAACAAGATAAAAGTGCTGCAAAGCAAATGCCTAAGATTTTAGATATATTGCAAGCTGAGGGATTGTATTAACATGAAAAACTTTTTAAAATTACTTATTGCCGATTAGCATTAAGGCACTAATCAAAACACAATCAAATAGCTAAGGTGCTGTTATATCATGCAAAATAACATGTCAGCGAAATCAATATCGTGAACAAATCATAAAAGAAACGCATTGCTCTAAAGCACTTTTTCCCCGTTACAACAATGTAATATTAACGGCTTGAAAACTGCAAGTTTTGTACGGGCGCATGATAACAAGGGGCATCCGTCCACTCCCAGCGCAGCTTTTTTGTAACATCAAATTGATTCTACTAATTCTTACTTTCTATGATTTCAACAACTAACTTGCCATATGCCACAACAGCAGTATGTGCATATTCAGCACGTATTCGTGGCATATCATCTTCTATACAGATAAGATAAAACATATCATCACCCTTGCGCCTATAAGATAGTGGTAGGATGCTATTTAAGACGTTTGTACATACCCAATCGTGAAATAATGAGGCACGCATAATAGAAGGTGTATCTATTGCCCCTGTTGCACCATCCCACCAAAACCCTGCGAATAATGTTAACATACCATCAGGGTTTAAGTGTCCAAACTTGGTACGGATATCTTGGTCAAATATACTAGTTTGATAAGATTGATTCTGCAAAAGCCTGTATGACCTAAAACCCACCTGCTCATAATCTTTATCTTTTATCAATCTTGCCATAATTAACTCGTAATTAAAAGTTGGAAGGAACTAGGATAACCCAGTACGTTTTTCATATTTCTAAATGCACTCCGACTTTGATGCACTGCTTTTGCAGGCTTTCCGTTTTGATGTATATATCCGCCAGACATACCCACCAAAATGCAACCCTTAGTCTCAGACGCCCAATTACCGATATGAAATAATATATCAGTCCTACCCTTTACGTTCTCAACTTTCCAAACGTTCTTATGTTTCGGTGATTCATGCGTAATAACAGAATACACACCCTCTGGTATGCAGCTTATTTTTTTCTGATTACCCAAATTAGGCAACTCTAAAGTGTGCCAAATCGGATTGTCTTCATCTAAAATAGACAAAGTGCCGATTGTCGCATCATTGAAATAAGTTCTTTTTAGTATTAACTCCATTCATTCACTCCTATCTCGACTGTTTTCTAGCCTTGCAATCCGTTTTTCATTGTAATATATCTTAGTCTCATTCTCTCTTAAACCAATAAGTAAATCTTGGACAACTACATTTTGATGGTTTAATGCGTTAGCAACCTCTTTTACATCGGTGCGCATATCATTGACAAAGAAAGTACATAGCGATGCTATGATAGCAATCGACCATTGAAATAATGTTTGCCATATATTTTTCATAGAATTTCATTCATTATTCGACGAACCCCTGTTCATTTATTCTTACATCCAAATGGTATTCTTTTTTATAATCTAACCCACTATTGATAACCTGAACAATTCCTTTGTAAAATCCCGCTATTATTCCCGCCGTATCAGCCGGTAACAAAGTTGAACGAAATGTATTTGTAACCTCGGTTAGTGTTTTTGTTACCAATGGCGTGGAACCAAGGGATGCCACAATACTAAATGTGCCGGTGTACCCAGCCGCTATTAATCCCGTAACTTGAGCGCCATTCGATAAAACTTTAACTTGTATCGTATCGCTAGAATCACCTTGAAAAATTGCTAGTTTGTTCACTTTTGCCACGCTTATTTTGTTGATACTATCAGTTCTAATTCTTTTACTATGCTAATGTTTAAACTGTTATTTAGCAAGGTTATTTGCAACTGGAGATCAAGCGTATCTAAAGTTATGATGCCTGTTGAGTCACTTATTCCTATTACTGTTGACAATCCTGTAGAGCTTGCCAAGGATTTAAACTTAGATCTTCCAACCGCTGCGACTGTTGATAACCCAACCGCTGCGGCTGTTGCAGCGAATTTGCTTGAACCTATTCCACTTACCGCCGATGCACCAGTTGAAGCACCAACCGACTTGATAGCAGCCGTACCAACTCCGCTTGACGTGCTTGATCCTGATGAACTTGCTACACCTAAGAATTTTGACACCCCTATTGCGGAAGTTGTTGAAGTTCCGTTACTTGCTGCAACAGCATGGAAGTCAGCACCCCCAACACCTAAAGTTGTAGAGCTTCCTGCTGCGTTTGCAACCGATCCACTAACAAATGAAACGCCTGTGACCGTGGAAGTGCCGCTCGTGACCGCCACGGCTTTAAACGCACTTGCTCCAACTGCAAGAGCTTCTGACGTGCCTACTGAGCTTGCTACCGCTTCCGTTCCTGCTGTTGTGGAATCACCTGTTGCTGCTGCGGAGCTTTCCCCAGTTGACGATGCAATCGCTGCAAACTTACTAGCACCAGTAGCGGTTGAGGTTGATGTTCCTGTTGACGATGCGAGTGCTGCAAACTCGCTTGAACCTGTTGCGGCTGCGGAGCTTTCCCCAGTTGACGATGCAATCGCTGCAAACTTACTAGCACCAATAGCGGTTGAGGTTGATGTTCCTGTTGACGATGCGAGTGCTGCAAACTCGCTTGAACCTGTTGCCGAAGCTGTAGATGTACCAGTGGCTGAGGCTACAGAGCTAGTGTATTCCACCACCCTGACATCACCAGATTCGGTTATCCTCCTGTCACCAGCTTCGGTTATTCGTGCCATCTTCAAATGCCTTTGTATCAGGTCTCGTTAAAAACTAAGTAAATTCGTGTTTCAATTGTTATTACGCTTTTGGGTATTTTAGTTTAACAGCTTTTATATGGTCTTTGAATACCGAGGTTCCATTAGTTAAGTCGTGGTAAAACATGTCTAACTGCTCCTCCACAGAACCATACGCCGCCCGCCTGTTCTCATAAACCACGTTTAAAGCCTCTTCTGCAAGCTCCTTTTTGGTCTTGTCCCTAGACTCCCAAACTTGGGTATTATTCGTGTTTATCGAATAGCCAGCTACTACCTTGCCATCAGGAGCGGCAACCGTTTTAACCTTTGTCAATTCCGCTATCTCATCCTTTGGGTAATTTGCTGGGTATTTTGTGCCGTCCATTGCAGTATAAGACTGCTTGTCATGCACAATTTCTTTATTCTGGTTTATATACATAATCCTCTCCTCTTAATTAAAAGCTACTCCGATACCAGTATTAGGCGGTAGTGTGCTAGGGTTTGAAACTTTACTCCAATCAGACGTATTATAAATAGTTGCATAAGGACTACCCGAATGTGCGACTGCCATTAAACTGCCGTCACTATTAAAGGTTACTCCGAGACCAGTACCAGACGGGAGTGTGCTAGGGTTTGAAACTTTACTCCAATCAGACGTATTATAAATAGTTACATAAGGACTGCTAGAATGTGCAACTGCCATTAAACTACCGTCACTATTAAAGGCTGCGTCGTTGCCAGTACCAGACGGGAGTGTGCTAGGG